CGTGCCAGATTTCTGTACGCCTTTCGAATTTCATCCATAGAAGCATCTTGTTTGACACCGAGTGTTTCGTAGTGACCCATACTGATAAAGAGCGTGGTAAACTTTAAATGGTCTAAAACCGCAATGCTCCATGATTCTAAGATGAACGAGAACATGACTATTTTTGAAAAGAGAATTTACTATGGACTCAAAACATACCTCGTAGAACATACTGATCGTGTATACTGGGAACGTAACAACAAGTTTAGGTACAGGAACTCCAGGGAAGTGAATCAAGTGCTCAAAGAGGTGTTTGAATCGATGCACGTGATTTACCCGTCACTCGAACATGTATTCGATGAAAACCTCACTCTTTTGCAGCAGTGTACATGGGTAGGAATGAACGTGCCATGGCCAGTTGATCCAGATGATCACATTCAGCGCGTGGTCGATAACGTCATGCATGTGTTCAACGACATAGTGTATGGAAATCTTCGTTGTGAAATTCTCAACCTAGATCATGAAGCCCATTCCAAACTGTGAAAAGTGTGTATTTTACAAACCAGGCCCTTACGTGCGAACGGGAATGTGTACCAGGTACACTGCATACAGAGGACGTGGCAAGTTGGTGTATGAGTTTTCAGACACGGTCCGACTCGACAAGTCCAAGTGTGGCCCAGAAGGGAAGATGTTTATTTCAGACCCCGTAGAACATAAGAAAAGCGTCCTTTGGTCACTTTTGAATGATGATGAATAAAATGTTTTTAACGATTATATGGGTCATAGTATAAAGAACCAGCGTCCATATGAATACCGTCCCAGTGCTACAAGACGCGCTTCAGGTCTAGAGCGCGTTAATGAGTCGAATGAAAACGCAGTGAAAAGATGGAACAAACTGCGTCAGCAGATAAAGAGCATGGTGCGTCTCGAGCGTAACATCCGCACGAAAGGGTCTGCTATCCGCGGACGCTTTAAGATGACAAATCCGAAGAAAACGAGTCCTACTAAGAATACACAGAGAGTCACTTTATGGAAAAACACTCCACCGGGAGTTTACTTTATGAGTCAGCCGTACAAGAAAGGCAGATTCGTTATTGAAAATATTCATGGTTTCGTCCCATTTCCTTCTAAGAAGCGTACAAACGCAAAATCTCCTTGATAATCGCATGGCGTTTAATATCATCTTCACCGAACTGCACTTGTTCGAGTCCTTGGACAGGGTAATTCTGCAAACGTGTCAGCAAATCAGCAAGTCCGTTATTTTCAAACCCACGATCATACTGACCAGTGTCACCTGTGATGATGAGTTTTGAATCCTTCCCGAGACGGGTCATAACCATACGCATCTGGTTTGGTGTCGAATTTTGCATCTCGTCTGCGATGATCCATGCGTTATCAAACGTTCGACCACGCATATACGCGAGAGGACACACCTCGAACTTTGTCTTGAGTGACATTGCATCCTTCATAGGACGCACCCATGGTTCCATCTTCTCATCAAGTGTACCGGGAAGAAATCCATGCTGTTCATCAACTGATACTGCTGGGCGAGTCAAAATAACATGTTGAGCGTGTTTGGCTGCTGCACGGCACGCCATCATCGTCTTTCCTGTTCCGGCTGGACCACTTGCAATGATGATAGGGATGTGTGGATTTTCGAGAAGGACTTGGTACAGACGGTGCGCCATACATTACAGTCGTTTGAAAGTTTTAGGTTCTGTTCACCACTTGCCACTCTGCACTTGACCCGTTGAGCGTCGACAGGATGATGTGACCAGCCTGTTCCGGGTCGAAATGATCTGCACAACAGAAAATGTCGAGGTACACTGTGTTGTTCTCTGGGTACGTGTGCACAGAAAAATGAGACTCGGAAAGTACGAGCACACCAGTTACACCGAAAGGATCAAATTGATGGAAGGCCCTGCTGACGACAGTCAGTTTGCACTTTTGAGCAATCTCCTCCATCAGAGGCTCAATCTCTTCAATGTACTTGAAGTGAACACCTGAGACACGTCCGATGAGGTGCTTCATTCTTATTTTAAGAATGTCAGGTTTTTTTATGTTCGGGCATTCATGTTCCGAAGAATATTCGCAAACATTGGACCAGATATATATCCACTGTGAGACATCAAAGCACGAAGTCGTTGAATATTTTTGTTCACCTTGTTTCTCTGGTTGTGAAGGTTACTGTAATTCGGACCCGTTGCACGTGTACTTCTCGGAGTCGCGAGAAGGATCAACTTGGTTAAATTGGCACGCTTTTTCAGCAGCTTGTTTATACGCGAACCAGCAACCTTCGCGACTGTCAACGGAACTCTACGCGGTGTTACATGAGTCCGTCCGGCATACGGTAAATACCAGCCCTGTGGGTTTTTTTTAGTACTTTTTGATATTCCTTTGGGTCTAACAGTGCGAGGTCTACGGGTTACGGCGGACTGGGAATTCACGAATCTATTCATTTAGAATGTACAAATATTTTTTTCGAGGTACGTCATAATGGATGAGTTCACTATGATCGATGGTGAACTTGCAATCACCCATGATGGTCAAGTTGAATACATATTTGAACGCGCCTCGTTAGGCAGGGCAGCTTATAATTATAAGGTCCGCTGGATCCAGGACAAAAAGTCTCCTAAAGATGATCCTAGCGCGGCGTGGCTTGAAGCTAAAAATGCATGGGATTCACTTAGTCCTGAGATACAAGCTACTCTCATAACCATCGAGAATAAAGAGAAACAACAGGCACGTGATATTCGTGATGGGCTGCTTGCAACCCTTCATGGATACCAGGGGATTAAAAGTATCAAAGATGCCTACGCTGAATGTATTCGTGCATGTTTTAGTCAATGGTGAGTTCGACTTCACACACCTCTACAGGAACTGACTCGACTGAAATTTCATCAATCTCAACATCGCAGATACCTTTCTGACGCATGACTAATACACGGTCCCAAAAAGCCTTCATGACCGGGAGGTAATGTGCAAACCATTCACGGTCACGTGGAACCTCGACGACGACAAACTCCTCTGGTGGGCCCTGTTTGTATTGGAGGAAATCACACACCTCGAGGTCCATAATTTCAAGGAGGAGCTGAATCTGGGGTAGGTAATACCCCGGAACTTCGGGTTTGATCTTGCGACTCAAAGGGCACTTAATCTCGAGGAGTCGACCAGACTCTGTGATTCCATCAGGACTTCCACCAAGAAACTTGTGTACCGGGTGTTGCACGAGACCAATCTCATGTGAAATCTGACCGTGGCGCATGTCGTACAAGTCTCGAACCATAGGCTCAAGACGCGTTCCATGAGCGGTCGCTTCGTTTCCAGCCCATGGACGAGCCGCGCCGCACTTTTTCGCCAAGAGTCCTTCGGGTTTCTCGTATGGGTTGAGTCCGATGGCCGTCGCTAAATCGCTCGCAGTCAGAAGATTTCCACGGAGGTTGAGCCACTCCTGACTTCGTTGGTCAGCGTATGTTTGTGAGATGAGTTCTTTGGCTCTTGGGTGCATCCTACTTTTTAAATCGCTCAGTCGTCTTAAGTGCAATCTGTGCCGCAAATTGTTCCGCCTGTTTCTTCGTACTCGCAAATCCAGAACCGTATGGCATGCCATCCACAACAACCTCGATATGAAACGTGCCGTTGTATTGCCCACGAACCTGGTAATCTGGTAAAGACACTTTGTTCGCTTGACACCAACGCATCAGCTGGTCCTTATAGTTGTCATCTATGAGATTCATGTCAACGTGTTCAAACGCTGCAAACACAAAGGCTTTTGTATGAATCATCCCAATGTCAAGATAGATGGCACCGACGAGTGCCTCGAAAACATCCTCGAGGATATTCTCATTCGTGTTCCAGCCGTTACGCATCCCCTTGTCATCCATGAGGACCCATTTATCGAGTCCAAGTCGTTTAGAAATTTCGCATAGCGTCTTGCCTCTCACGAGTTTCGTGCGCGCCTTGGTTAAAAAACCCTCTTGTTCAGCTGGAAACTTTTCAAAAAGAAAACGCGTAATGATAAATCCAAGAACGGAATCACCCATAAATTCCAGCGTCTCATACGAGCCTTCAAGACCCTTGTACTTTTTGAGGGCTGATTTATGCGTGAAAGATCTGCGATACATTTTGATATCATTAATTTTCGTGC